AAAGGGTAGCGACGGGAGAACTGAAACGTCTAATCATCAACATGGCACCTCGTCACACGAAGTCAGAGTTCGCATCCTTTTTGTTTCCGGCGTGGATGATGGGCAAAAATCCCAACATGAAGATCATTCAGGCGACACACACAACAGAACTAGCCGTGAATTTTGGTCGTAAGGTTAAAAACCTTTTGGACACGGAAGAGTTCCGTGAAGTTTTCCCCGATGTAAAGTTAGCAGCAGACAGTAAAGCGTCTGGAAGATGGGATACGAACAAGGGCGGCATGTATTATGCTGTTGGTGTGGGATCGAACTTAGCTGGTCGAGGTGGTGATCTTGTCATAATCGATGATCCGCACTCGGAACAGACCGCGATGAGTAACAACGGCTTTGAAGATGCATGGGATTGGTACACTGGGGGCCCCCGACAGAGGCTCCAGCCGGGTGGCAGTATCGTTTTGGTACAGACTAGGTGGTCCGAAAAGGATTTAACGGGGCAGTTGATGCGTTCTATGGCTAAAGATAAGCTTGCAGACCAGTGGGAAGTAGTGGAGCTGCCTGCTATTTTCGATAGCGGACAGCCATGTTGGCCCGAATATTGGAGTTTGGACGATTTGACAGCTGTGAAAGCGTCAATACCTCCTAGTAAATGGAACGCGCAGTACCAACAACGGCCTACAGGCGAAGAAAATGCGATAATTAAGCGTGAATGGTGGCAAAAATGGGAAAAAACAGCGGTTCCTAACCTACAATACGTTATTCAGAGCTACGATACGGCTTTCTCGAAACGAGAAACGGCTGACTACAGTGCGATAACGACATGGGGTGTGTTTTATCCGGAAGAACAGGGCGGACCACCGGCTTTGATACTGCTTGATAGTAAAAAAGGACGCTGGGATTTTCCAGAACTGAAAGAATTAGCGTTAGACCAGTATAATTATTGGGACCCAGAGACAGTTATCATAGAAGCGAAGGCTTCTGGTATGCCTTTGACCCACGAATTACGAAACATGGGCATACCGGTAGTTAACTTTACACCGAGTAAAGGCAACGATAAGGTATCCAGAGTACATGCGGTGTCGCCATTGTTTGAAGCGGGCATGGTTTGGGTCCCCGATGAGGCTTTTGCGGATGAGATGATAGAAGAGGTTGCAGCTTTTCCAAATGGAGAGTATGATGACCTTGTTGATAGCATGACGCAGGCTCTCATGCGGTATCGTCAGGGTAATTTTGTACAGCTACCGAGCGACGATTGGGACGAGAGCGATGGGTCGGCACAGGTAAGGGCTTATTATTGAGGTGTAAATGTCCAGCTATTTAGCGAAACAGCAAGCTTACAAAGAAGATCCAAAAGCATACACAGAAGGACAATATTTTGGTGCCTCTTTGATGCCCGGCACGGGAGAGGGCATAGCTGCGTACGAGCTGCCCGGCATTTTATCGCAGAGCGGCGAGATGATTCAAAGTGATGACTTTTTGGAAGCAGCGGCTGGTACTGGTTTAGCCACTCTAGGGATCGCAAGTGTATTACCTGTTGTGGGTCCCGCAGCGAAAGCAGCTAGGAAAGGTCTTGAAGGTTTTATTCCGTATATGGGACCAAAGCTTGCCACAGAAGGTCCTGACAGTTCTGTTATGGCTATGACAGATTTTGAGCCTCCCAAAGGCGGAACCAAGGCAGCTGACGATATAGATTTAGGTTCAGGCAGCTTGTTTGCACCTGAAACTAAGAAAGGCAGGCAGCTTCTTGTTTTATCTTGTAGTTCAACCAAATGTCCTGACGTTGGAGACATGAAAGCAGTTGACCGCTACTTGGGGCCCGTATTCCAAAGTTTAAAAAAACAGGGTGTGCCAGATAATGTAGACGTAGCTATTTTGTCAGCCAAACACGGTTTGATAAGAGCCGATACTAAAATAAAAGATTACGATCAGTTGATGGATACCAACAGAGCAAGTGAATTTAAACAAGACGCTGGTCAGATGGACAGAATAAAGAACACCCTAGATGGTTACGATAAGGTTGTGGTTCAGGGTGGCAAAGACTACAAGGACGTAATACGAGCAGCGTCAGGTGATGCGAATGTAACAGAGATACCGGGTGGTAGGGGCATTGGAGATCAAAGAAAATCTGTTAAGTCAGCTCTGGCTTTTAGTAAAATAGATACACCTGTTTATCATTTTTCGCAAAACATCGATCCCGGTTTTACTAAATTTGATCCAGACAAAGCCCCAGCTGCGTTAGATGGTCTTGGTATACATGTAGGGTCCACACCTAAAGCAGCTGAAGATAGATTCATGGATTTAACTTTTGGTTTTGGTGGAAGAGAAACAAGAAGAAGTATAGCTAAAGAAAAGGGTGTTGATTATGACACTGCCCTATCATATATGGAACTACCGAAGGTTAGCGGTAATGTAGGGTATGAAAAAATAGGCTCTGGCCAATTTTCACTGCCCATACCAAGAAAAAGTTTAGGCGGATCCATACCTTTAAAAGCTGATTTAAGTAAGCCTTATCTACCTGAAAGTAATTACAAATACAGTCAAGATCCAAAACAATGGCAAGAAAGTGAGATAACAGACCACCTTTTGGATAAGTATAACGATGACCGTGGAAAAGCCTTTACTATGCAACATTTAGTCGGGGACAAACCAAATTTTCCTTTTAGCGACTTTCGTAAGTTTATAGGAGAGTTTCGCAAAGATTTAGCAAAAGACGGTTTTACACACCTTCCGTACTATAACGACGTAGAAGATGTAGCGTCTACGTCATATATAATGTTAACAGACAGACCAAAAGGCAGCACTAAGGTTTTGCAAAGCCCTTTTGCCAAGAAGGATCCCTCAGCTGCGGATGATCCAGACATTATGAAAGAAGAAGGCGGCGTCGTTAGCATGAAAGACAAAGCGGTGAATATGACCAGAAAACCACAAGGTATTGAACCTTTTATCAAATTCGTGGTATAGTTCCTGAAAGGAGATCTAAATGGCAAGAGAACCAATAGCAAGTTTGATGGACAAGATACCATCGCAGATAAGTCTTCAAGACATGAAAGATGAGGTTGACGTAGAGATTACGGATAGTCTTGAAGACTTATCTTCACCTGAAGTAGAGGTTACATTAGAGGATGACGGCGGTGTGGTTGTAGACTTTGATCCGAACGTAGGTGGACCAGAGGGTGAGTTTGGTGAAAACTTGGCAGAACAGCTATCGGACACAGAACTTGGCAGGATCTCTGGTGAATTAACAGGCGAGTTTGAAGAAAACAAGTCAAGTAGACAGGAGTGGGAAGATGCTTTCGCTAACGGTTTGGAGCTCTTGGGATTTAATTACGAAGAGCGAGCACAGCCTTTCAGAGGAGCAAGCGGTGTTACGCACCCTTTACTCGCTGAATCAGCCACGCAGTTTCAGGCACAGGCTTTTAACGAGCTGCTGCCACCGGGTGGCCCAGTCAGAACACAGGTCCTAGGATCCAGCACACCTGAGAAAGAAGATCAGGCGCAGCGTGTAAAAGAGTTTATGAACTTCTACATTTCTTCTGTTATGGAAGAATACACACCAGAATTTGACCAGATGCTGTTTTATTTGCCATTGGCAGGGTCAACATTTAAGAAGGTTTACTATGATGAGAACTTAGGACGAGCTGTAAGTAAGTTTGTACCAGCTGAGAACCTAATCGTGCCATATAGCACATCTGATTTAGAAACATGTCCAAATATAACTCATGTAGTTAAAATGAGTTTGAATGACTTGCGCAAGAGACAATTATCGGGTTTTTACAGGGATATACCTGTAATACCAGCGCAGGGTGACAGTAACTCTGTACAAGAGGAATTAGAGCGTATTGATGGCATGTATCCATCAAACATAGATTATGACTGCACTTTACTGGAGTGCCATGTGGATCTTGACCTAGAAGGTTTTGAAGAGACAGACGAGGACGGCGAGCCAACAGGCATCAAGGTACCGTATATTGTGACCATATCTCAGGATAACGGTCAGGTCCTGTCTATTCGTAGAAACTATGTTGAGGATGACGAAGACAAGAAAAAGATACAGTATTTTGTACATTATAAGTTCTTACCGGGCTTCGGGTTCTACGGATTAGGATTAATACATACTATTGGTGGTCTATCACGAACCGCGACTGCTGCACTAAGACAACTGATTGATGCAGGTACGTTATCCAATCTACCAGCTGGCTTCAAGGCCCGCGGCCTACGGATCAGGGATGACGATGAGCCACTACAGCCGGGTGAGTTTAGAGACGTTGATGCACCGGGCGGGGACATAAGATCGAGCTTGATGTCGCTGCCGTTCAAGGGTCCAGACCAGACTTTAATGGCGTTGTTAGGCTTTGTAGTTGATGCAGGACGGCGATTCGCGACCATTACTGATATGAAAGTAGGCGATGGCAATCAGCAGGCAGCGGTAGGTACAACTATTGCTATGTTGGAACAGGGCTCACGGGTCATGTCAGCTGTACATAAGAGACTGCATTATGCGATGAAGTTAGAGTTTAAGTTGTTATCTAAGGTGATGGCTGACTTTTTACCTGACGAATATCCATATAGTATTACGGGTGTAGATGGTACGATTAAGAGACAGGACTTCAACGAGATGGTTGATGTGGTTCCTGTATCTAATCCTAACATATTTAGTCAGGCGCAGAGAATATCTTTGGCTCAGACCAAGATGCAGCTTGCAACAGCGGCACCTGACATGCACAACATGTATGAAGTGTTTAGGGATATGTACGAGGCTTTAGGTGTAAGAGATATTGACAGAATATTGAAAAGAACTCCTGAGCCTGAGCCAACCCCGAAAGATCCGGCTCAGGAGAACATAGACGCTCTGGATCAGATTAGCTTGGTAGCTTTTGAGGGTCAGGAACATGAAGCGCATATTATGTCTCACATGGTTTTTGGATCAACACCGCTTGTTGCAGGGACCCCGCAGATAGCTGTGGCATTACAGAAGCATATAATGGAGCATGTAAGGATTGGCGCCAAGGAGCGTGCTATGCAGGAGATGATGCAGGCTACGGGCGGTCAGCCTATGCAGGAAATGCAGAGTTTAGAGTTAGAGGCGAGGATTGCACAGTTGATAGCCGAAGGCATGGCACAACTCAAGCAACTAAGTGGACAGCTCACGGCTCCCGGACCAGATCCCTTGGTACAGCTCAAGGAGAAGGAGCTACAGGTCAGAGCACAGGGAGAGCAGAACGATGCACAGATTGACAGAGCTAAACTGGGTCTGGAGCAACAGAAGGTACAACAAAGAGACGCACAGTTTGATAAGAGGCTTGAAAGTCAAGAGAAGCAGACTGCTGCAAGGATCAACGCAGCTGAGAGGCGTGAAGTAATGAAACAACAAAAAGGAGGTCAGTGATGGCTAAAAAAGGCGATGGAAGAACAGAGAAGGATTTAAGAAAAGAATTTTTTGACGGTCCAGCTTCTGATACCATGAGTTTTGAGCAGTTCTTAATACAGCAAGGTCATGGTGATAAAGTAAAACCTATCAAAATGGCTGATGGCGGCGCAGTAGAGCTGGTTCGTGGCGACCCTAATTACTACAAAGATTTGGTGTAGTGACAGCATTTATGCTTGCTTGTTACATGAATGGAGTAGCTCAAGGGGGCGTGTATTTTAAGTCTGTCAATGATTGTACTTACTACACAAAATTTTTAAGTAAGCAGGAGTACAAGAATGAGGTGGGTCAAAGTGTTACATACGAATGTATTTGTAAATTAATTCCGAGTATTAATCCTGATAAGGTAAAAGTATACTGATGACAGAAGAAAAGAAAAAACCAGTAAAGCTAACGATTGACGAAAACAGCTTTGAGCTATCTTTGAGAATATTAAGTAATGAATTTGTTGCAATAAAGATTGGTTCTACAAACTTCTCTGGTAAATTAATTGCAGGTGGCATTTTACTATTGTTTTTCACTCTTATTTTATTAGAGGGCTTTGGTTTAAATGAGTTGTTAATGCAATGAAGCAAAAAAAACTACAAAAATCTTCACAATACGACAAATACGATGTAGACGGAGACGGGATAATTACTGACGAAGAGTTTGCTCATATGTCAGAAATTAAAATGTTAGAGCATGATTTACGAAAACAAAGAGCACAAAGACGCATGGCTACTGCCAGTTTGGTTGCTATGGCTTTATTTACTGGTGCGATGTTCTTTGTCGATCTCGAAAGAGTTAAAGCACTTTCCGATATTAGTAATCTTTTTTATATCACTGGCGGCGGCATTGTCGCTGCTTACATGGGAGCTTCGGCTTTTATGAACAGAGGAGGTAAGTAATGTTACAAGCACTGATAGGTCCAGTAACAGGACTATTGGATAAATTTATACCTGACGCAGATCAGAAGGCTAAGTTGGCCCACGATATAGCCACCATGTCTGAGAAGCATGCTCAGGAATTAGCACTTGCTCAAATAGATGTTTTGAAAGAGGACGCCAAAGGTAATTGGTTTCAAAGCTCGTGGCGCCCCTTGATTGGTTGGATTTCAGGTCTATCTCTTGGAATAAATTACATGGTGGCACCGATTTGTGCCGGTTTTGGTATAATTATTCCACAAGCAGATATGTCAGTTATGATGCCTTTAATGTTTGGCATGCTCGGAATTGGCGGAATGAGGTCATTCGACAAGTTAAAAAAGACGGATACAAAGAAATGACAAGATTAAACTTAGAACTGTTCAAGTTTTTTAATAAAATAGGTAATTACTTTTACAGAAAACATGTAGAAGGAATCAAGCGTGGCACTCGATGATGAAATCTGTTATATCCACAAAGTAGCTTTTGTCCCCATAGAAGAGGAAGAACCTATACCTTTTGCAGGCATCGTAAAATTCCTTGAATATAAATGCCCGTTGTGCGAAAGTAGAGCACAGGATATAAGACAATATAAGACAGAATAAGAAAATATGAGGTTTTTATGGCAAAAAGTGAGATTTATCTTGCAGAAGCTGTATTTCGCGTTATAAATGAAAGAAGAAACATCGTTGAAAATGTTTTGAGACATAACTCGATTAAGAGTATGGAGCACTACAAACAGATGATGGGTGAAATGGAAGCGTTGGAATACGTTGAAAACGAGATGAAAGATTTATTGAACAGACAAGAGGTAGACGATGAGTGAGAATGGTTTAGAAGAAACCTATGTAGAACCCAAAGATCGCGTCCTAGACCCTTCTTTAATCAGCAGTACACTATTAGAGCGTATGCCTTCTCCTACAGGTTGGAGGTTACTTATACTGCCATACAGGGGTAAGGGTAAAACAGAAGGCGGTATATTGCTGCCAGATCAGTTAGTAGAAGAGGGTCAAGTCTCTACACAAGTTGGTTATGTATTAAAAGCTGGTCCTCTAGCTTACAAAGATGAAACAAAATTTCCGTCAGGACCTTGGTGTGCAGAAAAAGACTGGGTTATGTTTGCCAGATATTCTGGTTCACGATTTAAGATTGATGGCGGAGAAGTAAGAATTTTGAATGACGATGAGATTTTAGCCAAAATTACGGACCCTGAAGACATTTTACACTACTAGAGGATGAAAATGGCAGAGACAAAAGAAAAACAAGAAGAATTAGATCTACAACTAGAAGATGAGGGACAAGATGTTGAAGTTACTGTCGAAGATAAAGCTGAGACTGATGATGTTCAAGTTGAGCCTGTTGCAGAAGATCAGCAAACTGAAGACGAGTTTAAAAAAGCCGAAAACCAAACTCAAAAAAGAATCAACCGCCTCACCAAAAAAATGCGTGAAGCCGAGAAAAACGCCGACGAAGCGCTCCGTTTCGCGAAACAAAAAGAGCAAGAAAACCAAGCGTTAGCACAAAAACTTAACCAAATGGATACAAACTACGTTGACCAATACTCAGGTCGCGTAGAATCACAAATGGCGCAGACAGAGCAAAACCTTAGAGCTGCTATGGAAGTAGGAGACACTGAGGCTGCTGTAGCTGCGCAAAAAGAAATGACAAGGCTGGCAGTTGAAGCTGACAGAGCCGCACAAGCCAAAGCGGCTAATGAAGAGCGTAATAAGGCCGCAGAGGCACAAACAGCTGCTCCGGCACCTCAACCTACCCGTCAGCCGGTACAGCCGCCACCAGAGCCCGATGCTAAGGCACAGGCATGGGCACAGAAGAATGAATGGTTTGGCAATGACAGTGCCATGACATATGCTGCTTTTGGAATACATAAAGATCTTGTTGAACAAGAAGGTATTGACCCTAAGAGCGATGAATACTATACTGAATTAGACAAACGTATGGGAGATGAATTTCCTCATAAGTTTGCTAACGGAGCGCAGAGCAAAAAAGTCGTCCAAAATGTTGCTTCTGCATCACGCTCCACGAATGCAACTGGACGCAGTAGTGGGAAGAGGCAAGTAAAACTTACCAATAGGCAGGTTGCACTTGCGAAAAAACTTGGCGTTCCTCTCGAAGAGTACGCAAAATATGTGAAGGAGTAATTGATATGGAAAACCAAAAAGAAATGTTTGATAAGACTATTTCGAGATCTCCTAGATCATCAAACACAAGAGAAAAGACAGCTGCAAGAAAACCGTGGGCTCCACCGTCTATGTTAGACGCACCACCAGCCCCTGACGGCTACAAGCATCGCTGGATACGAGCAGAAACAAGAGGTTTCAATGATACCAAGAATGTTTCAGCTAAATTACGAGAAGGTTGGGAGCTCGTAAGAAAAGATGAATATCCAGATTTTGAAGCACCGGTAGTCGACGGAGGTAAATATGAAGGAGTTTTTGGAGTCGGTGGATTGGTTTTAGCTCGCATACCCTTAGAAATAGTTGCTGAAAGAACTGCATACTTTAACGAGAGAAGTGCAGATCAGATGGAAGCTGTGGATCAGGATATGATGAGAGAAAATGCTCACTCTACTATGACTATTAGTAGACCAGACCGTCAGTCTCGCGTATCGTTCGGAGGAAAAAAATCTTAACTTTTAATCTTAATCGGAGACTTAAATGGCTAATAATTTATCAGGTGGCTATGGTTTACGTCCAATAGGTTTAACAGGTTCTGCCGCTAACACTACTGGTGCAACACAGTACGAAATTGCGTCAAACAACACAAATGCTATTTATCAAGGTGGCATTGTTATCCCTACTGCGGCGGGTGTCATAGACATAACCGACCAAGCGGTCAGCCCGTTAGGAGTTTTTTATGGTGTTGAATATGTCGACTCAGGCACAAAAAAGACAACATTTAAAAACTTTTGGCCGGGATCAAACAATGTCAGTGTTGATACAAACTTCCCTATTAAGGCGTTTGTATATGACAATCCAATGCAACTCTTCACTGTTGTTGCAGATGGAACTAACACAGATAGAGCGACAGCCTTAGCAGACGTTTTTGCAAACGCTACAATGGCAAGTGTAAACAATGGTAGCACCAACACAGGTCAATCCACTGATATGCTTGACATTTCAACAGCTGCAACAACAGGCACTTTGGATGTTAGAATTGTAGGGTTGTACGAAGACGAAGGAAATACAGATTACTCAGCAGTGGGTCATCAGTATATTGTGCGTCTTCTAGGACACTTTAACTCAGGCTTTGCAGCTGCTGTTAACACAGCAGACAATGCTGGTATATAAGGAGAATAGAGTATGGCTATATCAAGAGCACAACTAGCGAAAGAGCTAGAGCCCGGTCTAAACGCCTTATTTGGGCTTGAATACGACAGGTATGAGAACGAGCATGCTGAGATTTTTGAAGAAGAATCATCAGATAGAGCGTTTGAAGAAGAAGTAATGTTAGCAGGCTTCTCAACTGCACCGACTAAATCAGAAGGTGGAGCTGTGAGCTTTGACGATGCACAAGAGACATTTACTGCAAGATACACACATGAGACTATCGCCTTAGCTTTCTCAATTACAGAAGAAGCTATTGAAGATAATCTTTATGACAGACTTGCAAGTAGATATACAAAAGCATTAGCTAGATCTATGGCACAAACTAAGCAAATTAAAGCTGCTGCCATATTGAACAATGCTTTCAGTACATCAAGTGCAATCGGCGATGGTGCTGCATTAGCGTCTGCTTCACACCCAACTATCAATGGTAACCAGAGCAACATTTTATCAGTGGCTTCTGACTTAAATGAGACATCATTAGAGCAGGCATTGATTGATATTGCAGGTTTCAAAGATGAAAGAGGCTTGAAGATCGCTGTAAGAGGCATGAAGTTAATAATTCCAAAAGAATTACAGTTCACTGCTGAAAGAATCATGAACAGTAATTTAAGAGTTGGAACTTCTGACAACGATGCAAACGCAATTAAGAACATGGGTATGCTACCAGAAGGTGCAGTTGTAAACCATTTCTTAACTGATACAGATGCGTTTTTCATTAAGACAGATGCTCCAAACGGTTTTAAATACTTCAACCGTTCACCTATCAAAACCGCTATGGAAGGCGACTTTGACACAGGTAACATGAGATTCAAAGCTAGAGAAAGATACAGCTTTGGCGTCTCAGACTGGAGATGTGTATTTGCAACTCCGGGTGCATAAATAATTTTGCATTTCGCACAAAACGAGGACAGTGCTTGCTGTCCTCGTTTTTTTTATGTATACTAAAATCACCTTGACGAAGAATTAACTTCGACATTTGCCAAGACAAGGAGATTGACATGGCTAATACAACCTTTTCAGGTCCTATAAGATCAGAAAGCACCATTAAAACTATAAGTAAAAACGCATCTACTGGAGCAATTACAGAAGTTATTACTATGGGTGATGCACCCGTTGCATTAGGTGATGAGGATAAAACTCTTGATAACGCGACACATAGCGGAAGAGTACTTGCAGTCCCAGCACTTGCGTCTAATAGAACAATAACATTGCCAGCGCCAGTTGCAGGAGCTTCTTTTAAATTTATCTACGCAGGTGCAGCGGAGGAAGCAGAAAATCTAATTATTGTTACTCCGGGCAACTCTAATTTTTTCTTAGGTAACGTACAGCATTTAGACACAAACGCAGACAATGTGGGTGTTTATGCAAACGGAAGTAGTAATTCAAAGTTAACATTAACTGATTTTGGTAGCATGGAAATAAATATAGTAGGTAAAGATAGCACAAACTACTACATTTGGGGTAACGTAGTTTCTGAAGACGCTCCAGCTTTTGCTGACCAATAATAGGAGGCTTAAATGGCTGATGCAGTAACATCTCAAACTATTTTTGACGGCGACAAAAAAGTAATTCAGAAATTTACAAATATTTCTGACGGTTCTGGAGAGTCTGCTGTTAAGAAGGTGGATGTAAGTGCTTTAGAAAACAATAGTCATGGCCAAACTTGCACAAGCGTAACCATTGAAAAGATTTGGTGGCAGTGTGTAGGGATGAAAACAAGATTGTTTTTTGACGCTACCTCTAATGCTTTTATAATTGAACTAGGTGAAAACCAAAGTGGTTATCACGATTATTCGAGCTTTGGTGGTTTAAAAAACAACGCAGGGTCTGGTGTAACAGGTGATATTTTGTTTACAACAGTCGGTCACTCAAGTGCAGATACTTACACTATCACGCTTGAGATGAGAAAGAACTATGACTAGAAAAAGGGATAAGCAACCACCCAAAACAAAAAAATATTTCCGCTCCACTAAATCTGGGGCGGGAATGACAAAGGCTGGTGTCGCTAAATATAGGCGCGATAATCCGGGTAGTAAATTAAAAACCGCTGTCACGGGTAAAGTTAAAAAGGGCAGTAAGGACGCTAAAAGAAGAAAGTCTTTTTGTGCGAGAAGTGCGGGTCAGATGAAAAAGTTTCCAAAA